ACAGCAGTCTCGTCGAATATCTTATCATCTCTTCTTTGACCAATACTTTCACTATAAAAAGACTCCCTCATAGGTAGCGCGTATTCGTAACATTCCTCAAACAAAGGCACAAAGTTTTCCCTTAGAACCTTTGCTTTTGTGTATCTATCCATATACTTCTTGGCAACTGGGTCGTCACCATAGTTGCTTGAAGATTCCATTAACTAAACCTTTGACCGAAATTAGAAGTACTTCCTGATGATGGGTTAAGCATTGAGTAACGCTTTCTACCGCCAGAGCCACCTCTTCTTCTTAATTTTTTAGCTGCTATATCTGTAATAGCCAAATCTTTATCTTCTTGCTTTTGCTTAGAAATATCTAACTGCACTTCTCTTGCCGCTTCATCTGCATCAGCTTGCTGTTGTCTTGTCAGCTCAGCAACATTCGGGTCTACTTTTGGTTTTGGGAAGCACATACTTTTCTCCTTTAAGATTTCTTACTTATTCTGTAAGCACAGAATAAAAAATTTTGCAACTCACAATTACATTCTAGCCCACAATCCTTGTCTTCTTCGTGGCTTATTAGTTCGTGCGAACACATCAAAGTTGCGTTGTACTACTGTAGCTTGCGCTGGTTTCTGGTTACTTATAAGACTTCTACCTTCTCCAGCCCCTAATAGTAGGTACTGTAAGGCATCATGTATGTGTGAATACATATTCTTATCTGGTTTATCTGCGTATCTTTCTCCAGATACTTCCATTCTGCGGTAGGAATACCCACCTTCGAATCCTTTTATAAGCGTTGAGCATCTTCTGTCTAGAAGAAACGCTGGCTTTCCTTCGGACATTTTGTTTAATTGTGATGAGACAGCCTCCAATCTTAGGTCAACAGAGTTACTTGGTGCAGGAACTGCTCTTAATCCAGCCCCTCGAAGTATGTGGAATGGTGTAGATTCATCAGTCTGCGCTCTAAAATCTCCAGCAGGGTCACCAAAAATAAGAACATCAGGACAGTCAGGAAAGCGTGTAGCTAGTTCTTCCCTTAGTACTTCCGCAAACCTAACGATACCCATGTCTATGGCTACAATCTCGGACTGTATCAGCCATCTGCCACGCACCTTCTGTCCTAATACTGCGGCTGGAGTAAGCCCAAAGTCTATTCCTACATAAAGAGGCAGAGAAGCAGCTACTGGGATTTCTTCTTTAGCAACGTGTGTGTCAGTTACAAACATAGAATATACAGGCTTTCCGTCTTGGATTGTGCCTAGTCTATTCATAACATACACATCAATCCAGCTTTTTGTTTTACCCTGTACTAGATTAGGATAATAACTCTTTAACATATTCTTTACATTCTCAGCTACTGTATTAGGTGCATAGTTCTCTACTTCTCCGTCCTCATCTTTAACCTCAACCATCCCAGAGGGCTGAGTATAGAAGCTCCAGTTAGTAGGTTTAACTAACATCTTAGCCTGTTCTCTAGGTATATGGTCAGGAACAGGAACTTCCCCAGACATAATAGGCCACCAATGGTCTTCCTCTGGTGCGTTAGTATCAGCAATAACCCCAGTCCATGTAGGGCCACCATCGCGCATAGAAGGAAAACGACCAACTCTCATAGTACACGCATCAATAATACTCTTACCTAACTCTCTAGCCTCGTTAATCCAGATGCCAGTAACCTCTAGCGACAACAGTTTCTTTACATCCTCAGGCCTATCAAGTGCTAAAAAAATTACCTCAAGGTCTATATCACCCTTCTTAATGCGATGAGTATAAGGAACAGACCAATTAAACTTACCCCATTCATTCTCTGGAAACCAATCTAACCAAGTCTTAATTGTAGTAGTTCGAAGCTGGGGATTGGTATTCCGTATGATAGCCCACCGACTCTTGCGTATTCCATCAGCAGACTTCTCCTGACCTAACGCCCTGCGAAACACCTCAATGCAACACGCAACAGACTTACCACTACCAACAGGACCTCTGATACCACGAAAAAAAGTATTGTCCTTCATAAAACTCTTTAATACTTCCCCATCAGGCTTGTACTTAAAGTCAATCATTTGTCAGCAATACCACTGTCACGACCAACCCTCAATAGTCTAGCCACAGTAGCAGGGGCTAGGGAATCAATAAGTTTGTCAGCCTCATAGTCAGTGACAAACTCCTTAGGATGATGCTTAAAGTTAACCTTCTTTACTATCTTACGAAGTATATCTAACTCCGAACCCTTGATTGCACTAATAAAACTCAATTTAAAATAGTCTCCTCAAACATTTGATTATCATTAGACTCCATAAGCATTGCATCAGAACCACCAGAAGTAGCGTCACTAGTAGATACAAACGCAGGAGGTCTTTCTATACCCCTCTCACGTAAAGTATTCTCATAACGCTCTTCATTAATTCTATCCATGTGTCTGCGAGCTAAACCATTCAAAGAAGTCATTAAGTCATTAACACCCCTCTCATCGAGGAGATTACCTACCTCTGTCTGGTTTGTATGCGGTGCGCTATGTCCATCATAAACATTCATTAACCACTCATCACCACCCCTAGTACTCATCGCATCTAACAAAGAAGCAGCAGACGCACCCTTCTTAGCACCCCTGTTACCAAACAACTTACTAAAATGCTCCATAATACCAGTAGGCATGTTCTCAACTATCTCCTCATCACTAAAGTTATTCCTAATTATCGCCAGTCCACGATGCCTAAACTCATGATTCCATATAGCCGACTTGTTAGCAAAAGGACCATAAGTCATAACTAAATCCTCATTAGGCGTAACAGTCCTAGACATCCCACCCATCTCTTGATGCCTGCCCAAATAATCAGACAAAGCCTCAGTATTCTGCCTAAATGGAAAATACTGCCCAGCATACAAAAAATCAATAGCTTCTAAATCAGGAACACAATGTGCAATACTAGGGTCAAACCCAAGAGCAACTATAGGGTCATAGTTATCCTTCTCCATTAACATCTGATGAAACTCAATGTTCCCCATCTCAATCGAACTCTTCTCTTCCTTTTTCATCATCGAACCTTTCTAAAGAAAAATGCTAGTGGTGGACCTATTGCAACAGAGTAACAACAAGTTTTGACCCCACCCCCTTGTTACGACAGGTCTATTGACACACGAATGTCGCCAGCTACCTGCACTTGACTCCTATCTATCGGCTTGAACCCAGCTCTATCTAGCAAATCCTTGCTTGCTTCCAGCTGAACATACTCACTCTTGGCACCCTTACTCAGTCCTGCTAACTGGTGTACAGCTGCAGGAGCAAGTCTACTAAACTGTTCTGTCACTACTGTCATCAAGTGCTGTTGCACGTGGGCAGTCTTCAATGCCTTTTGTGCGGTGACTCTACCGCTGTCACCTTCTGCGTATCCTGCTGTCTTAGCGGCTTGCGTGACATTCCCTCCATTTGCTACATATGCATCAACTAGAGCTATCTGTCTTCTGGTTAGTTTTCTATTACTTACAGGTATCATCAGGAACAACCCCCTCTCCTTACCTCTCCCCCTTCACAGATAGCTTGTTACAAATGTACGTGTCAACTCACAATTACGGAAATAACACTAAACAACAGAATATAGTGTTTGCTAAGGGCAAACCAATGAGTAGTGTCCTCGCTCCCTCTAGGCTGTACTCGGCCACAGGAGACTGCTAAAATCAGGTTGGACAACCCTGATTTTGCCTGTAAAGTACAGGCCGCATGACACACAGTCGTGTGTCACCTGTATGGCAGTGGATTTTTGAATCTAGCGATGCCAAAAATAACGTACTCGTGCGCCCGCGCTCGGACGATTTAATCTATTGTATACTACACTACACAAAAGAGATTCTACTCGCATCTGATAAAGGTGTCCTGATGCACAGACACTGCGTCAATAACCATGTCACTATTGCCGGAGAAGTTTATTTACTATCAACTTTGTCACCATATGTTCGAAGGTCCATTTATAACCACCTAAGAATACAGGCATATCTGAATGGACTATCCAAACTGGTCACACAAGAATAATAGACGTATCCATTCACGACCTTGTGCGGATGCTATTCCACCTTTGGTGGGCATCCTTCTATTGAATAGACCCTCGTCGATTTTTCTTGTGCGATGGTTGTGGCTGGTGTTGCTTTGCTTGGATGGCTCAGCCAGTTTGGTTATTCCTGTCAGATGAAGCATGCCTGTATTCTCAGGTGATTCTAAATGGAGAACATATAATGAAAAAGTTAATAGCAAATAAACTGGCAATAGCAACATGGTCATCAACTGGGTCTGAGCAACAGGACGAATACCTTTATCAGAAACGAGCAGAATCTTCCTGCTACGCAACATACAATAGATTAACTTATTTAAAGAATAAGATAATAGAACAGATTGATGCAGGACAAGTAACCTATGCAGAAATGACTGACACTATCATTCAGATAGTACAAGCAGAACATGAAGCAGACCAATCTGTTCACGAACAACTAACTGGTGAGACTTGGACACCAGCTCGAAAGGGTTCTAGAGCTAAGACAACTCATCTATCAGTCGATGAGATACAGGCCCTACGAGACAAGTACTCAACACCTAATGAAGACGGTACTTCAACAGCTAGACCTCAACTAGCTGGCAAGATATCTAAGTAACTTAACCAAGATAGGTAGGCTTCCGAGTCTACCTATCATTACTACATAAAGGAAACACATGACACAAGACATACTAGGCATAGCACTGCTTTGCATCATAATGGTAGGCATATTATTTATAGGCCACGGTATAGGAATGTGAAGCGATACGGAGAAATTGTGATACAATTTACCATAAGTTTAATGAAAAAAAGGAGAATCAAATGGAATTATCTAATCAATTAATACTAGCCTGTGCATTAGTAGCACTAGGAATACCTATCATTCTAAAGGAGGAACCAAAATGTTAGATACAATTACGCATGACTATGACTTCCAAGTAGTAGAAGAGAAAGCATACTTGGCAGATGGTACAGCAATACCAGACATGAAGATACTTAGGCATCCAGATACAGGGTTTATTCTAGGTAGACACAGCAGTAATTACAAACCTATCAACTACGAAGAGATGGTTGATAACTTACTAGTTGGTCTTAATAACTCAGACATATCTCAAGATTACACCACTGATATCAAGGTACATAACGGTGGACGTAAGCTTAAAGCTACTGTGTTATTCAATGACATAACAATCAACCCAACCCCTGCGTTGAATGACATAACGCATTATCGAATCAATATGTTTAGTAGTCATGATGGTACTTGGCCTTACATTATTAGTGCCGATGGCTTGCGATTAACCTGTCTAAATGGACAGACATTTGCTGACCCACTATCTAAGATAAGACTCAAGCATACCTCGAGGGTAAGCATAGATGACACAGCTAGGCATGTGCTTAACAACTACGAGACCTTCAAAGATAAAGAAGAAATGTGGAGTGAGTATGCGTACACTAGTGTCTATGAAACAGAGGTAGAAGATTTTTTCAAGGCTAATATAGTTAAGAAGAAAACATATTCATCAGTCAAGTATAACAACGAGCGTCAGTTAGAAAACCTAATGAGTTTATATCACGACCATTCTAGCTGGATGGGTCACAACAAATGGTCTTTGTATAATTGTCTTACATCATGGGCTACTCACACTGACTTTACTGATAACTCAGGCAAGCGTCTGTCTAAGAGTCCACACAATACCTCAGTAGAAAGGGAAGCTATGATTGCTAAAGCAATGGACACTGAATACTGGCACACATTAGGTAGAAAGTTATGAGCATGATTAAATGTAATGAGTGTGATGGCACTGGTATAGTAGACAACTGCTATGCTAGTCCATCATACAACCCAACGTCTTCTGACTACGGAGTAGCAGGGATGTCAAGCAACCCAAAGGTTTATTTTTCACACAAAGAAGAACTCTGCCTTAAATGTAATGGAGATGGACATGAGTAATACTATGGAAGAACTAGATGCAATGGCAAAAGGTTTAAAAAACTTAAGCATACGCACTAAGAGTGATAAAGAATCAAGCA